TCCATTAATTGCAAAGGCAGCAACTTTTGTTCCTGCAATTGATGTATAAGCGGCTGTACCAGAGTTTTGTATTGTGCCATTTTTATAAAAAAAGATACTACCAGATTTTATAGCGCAACTAAGAATGTCTCCACTAGCCCAAGAATTTCCATAATTTGTCTGGGTATCATCACCATTTCGTTTCTGCCCATTTCCCATGTAACCGTAACCTAAGTCACTATTAGTAAAACTTCCTGTTGGGTCGCTTTGATTAAAATTAGCATTTTGTAGGTCAGCTATACCAAATAAAGTACTAGCATCATTTCCAGATGAACGATATTCAAAATAGTATCCCCTACTATCTGTAGGGTCAAAAGCTATTGTGCCAGCCATGTTATCAAAATTTTGACCTACGCCAACAACTTTTAGATTTCCTTCTGATATAGTGAGATTGGCTCTCATAACAGAGTTAAGTGTGCAAAAGTTATTAGTAGGGCTGTCAGGCATAACATCACTTGCTGCTAAATTAGCTGAAGTCCAGTGATTATCATTACCGCTAGTATCTGCTCCTATTGTAGATGAACTAGCTGTTCCAGTGCCTACTTGTTTGAACTGCAGTCTCCATCCTTGGTTTCCAAAAGTAAGCCCAGCAGTATCTTTTGGAATCCATATGTCACTTTTAAACTCACCAAAACTATCTGGACCTAAAGAAGTACCATCTATAAAGTTTACTTCGGCCATATAGCCATCCATATCTCTTGCTGTAGAAGAGTGTTGCGCTCCTAATTTATGTATGACAGCACTGTTAATAATGCTGTCTGTGTTTTGGTCAACTAAAGCATTGTCTCCACTAAAAGTTGTAATTTGAACACCATTTACATAAAGACGAAGTCTATTTAATGCAGTTCCATTATTGACATCCCACCTTATAACAAAGTGATACCAAGAAGAAGCGTCACGAAAACGAGCAAGAGTATCTAGAACTCCAGTGGTATTATTGCTACCATCAACCATCACCAAATTTATCGTGTCTACATCAGCAGACCCAGCACCAGCACCAACAATTCTAAAATTGTCAGCATTGTTAGCACTAAAAAAAGTAGCGTTCTGAGCAGTTGGAGCGTTTCCTCTTTTTATCCAACCACTCCATGTCCAAGCCCTAAGATTACCAGCAGAACTAGGAGTAAATGATAAAAAAGAAGAATCCCCTACATTAATTCTAACGGAGTTAGTAATAGGAAAATCATAAAACCCACTTGATGGATTAGCCATCCACGCTGTTGAACCAAACGGACCACTCATTATGATGCATCCGCAAAGGCTAGTTGTGGTGCGCCAAGACATACTTTTCCTGCCGCAATTACAACGTAAGGAACAATGTCTATAGAGTTAGCAGCAGTACTAAGTACTATAACTGCTCCACCTGCACAAAAATATTGATTACCTACAGACAGAACTCTTGATCCTGTACCATCTTGAATGAAAGATATAAAGCCAGACTGTCCCACTACTTCAGTAGTAGGGTTAACAAGGGTTGTGTTACCTGTCAAGGTAAGTACAAAGTTTTGGTGCGCTGCATAGTCTAACGTAACGTTACCTGTATTGGATGTATCTGTATCTGTTTCCGCTGTAACACTAGCACCAAATGTAGCACCTTTAGTAAACGTAGCCGCACCAGCAGAGTCTATTCTCAATTGTTCTGTTAAAGCACCACTATTAACCCTAGTAGCAAAAAATAAATCAGTTGAACGATCTCCTGCATCTTGAAACTCAGCACCCATTCTTGCAACAAGAGTATTTGCTGAATTGTGAAAGTCTATTGGTGCAAAAGCACCGTCAGTATCAGATGTATTTCTAAGTTTTACACCTACTGCATCCATACTTGACGTAATATTTGTTGAAGTGTTAGATCCAGCACTACTTATTACATTTGCTACAGCAAATGCACCGTCAGTTGTAATAGCACCATCAACTTGCAGAGTAGATGCCATATCTACAGCACCGTCAATGTCTACTACATCTAAGTTAGTTGTACCATCAACATCAAGATCACCGTTAAAGTCTACATTACCTGCAACAGCAAGTGTTGTAGCCATATCTACAGCACCGTCAATGTCAACTATGTCTAAGTTAGTAGTACCGTCTACATCTATGTCACCAGATATATCTAGTGCTGTACCTATCAATGTCTGTGTCAGTGTTACCTGACCATTAGAAGCAATAGTTATAGCGTCTACGTCTGATGCAGAGCCAATAGTCTTGCCGTCACCTATTATTATGTCATCAGCAAATGTAGCAATACCAGTTACACCTAATGTGCCGCTGACGTCCATTGTACCGTTAACGTCAATAGCTGTAGCGTTAAGCTCAATCTCATCTGTAGCTGTAATGTCTAGTACTGTAGCACTAGGAGCATTAATAAACTGTGACGCATCATTAAACTGTAATGCCATTGTGCTGTTAAGTAACAAGCCAGTGTCATGTACGTGTGTTAGTGTGACGTCTGTGTTTGCACCGAAGCCTAATACTGCAGCGTCAGATATAAGTGTAAGATCATCCCCTACTGTTGCATCAGCAGACATAGTAACATTGCCTGTTACTGCTAGTGTACTAGACATATCTACAGCACCATTCATATCTAGTGTGCCGTTTATTTCAATCTCTGTAGCTGTAAGGTCTATCTCATCTGTAGCACCTAGTGATAATACAGTAGCACTTGAGCCATGTATAAACTGAGATGCATCATTAAATTCTATTTTGTTTGTACTGTTTACACGTACACCTGTATCTGGGATGTGTGTAAGTGTTACGTCTTGGTCAGCACCTAAGTAGATAACTCCTGAGTCACCTAAGTAAAGATCACCGAACTCTAGACTGGCTGTACCTAGTGTAGCACCGTCAGCTATGGTAGGAACAAATGCTGTAGAGGCTGCTATAGTAGTACCCGTTGTAGTTCCAGTCACATCTAGTGTACCAGCTACTGTAGCATTAACGTCAACATCAAGCGTATCAATGTGCGCTGTGCCGTCTATAAAGATGTTACGCCACTCTTGACTGGCACTACCTAAGTCATACGTGTCATCGTCATCAGGTATAATGTTTGAGTCTACATCTGCACCAAACACAACATTGTCTGACGCACTGTCACCTAGTGTAAGTGTGCCACCATTAAATGTAGTAGTACCTGTAACCGTTGCATTACCTGCTACTGTTAAGTTACCACCTACTGCTAAGTTACCTGATATATCAGCAGCACCATTCATATCTATAGTAGTAGCTGCTATCTGTATTTCTGTGTCAGCTACAATGTCAAGCTGTCCATCTGCTGAAGAGTTAATGTATATTGCTGTGTCACGAAATTGTATTTTTTCTGTAGTATCAATTAATATGTCATCAGAAAATCTAAAGTAGTCTTCGTCTTCCATCCATATTAATACACCATCATTTGATTGTCCATCAAATGTTACTGTTATGTCTGTACCTGCTGTAGCATCACCTATGGTAATAGAAGTACCAAGTAGCTTAGTTATTGGGCCACCTTCTCCTGTAGTATTATCGTGAGTGTGGCCTGTAGATGCAGCAAATGCAGCAACGAGTTGATCAAACTCATCGTTACTGTCTGCTGCTTGTACTACATCTCCATCAGTATACGAAGACTGTCTTGTATAAGTTGCTCCCATTTACCTTCTAGCTCCTAAGTCAAATTCTAATTGAAAACCTTTTAATGAGTATGGAGCTGTTAGCCCACTATCATTAACTCTTAATGCTACCGCAAATCCTGATCCCTCTACTGGCTGTCTTACAAGTGGTTGAGATGCACCACCATAAGTTGGCCCACCATAAACAGATATTCCATATACACCAGCAATGTCGGTTGAATCTAATGGGTATGCTGCTGGTCTAGATGATTCAGCACTTTCATAATCATACCGCACAAACAAGTCTGCGTCAATAGTAGATTCAGGTTTAAAGTTAACTATAACCCTTTTCATATGTTTTCTTATTCCGGGATCATCCATAGTTAAATCAGAACTACGATACTTTGCGTCTATTGCTACCCCGTCAAAATCGTTGCCTTCTTCTTGCCTATATATGTGACCATCAAACCCACCGTGTAAAATCAAGATGTTACCCTGCTCAATAAATGAGTCAGTACATGCAGGTTTAATTCCTTTTAGCTTAGAAAACTCATATGCTGGTTTTCCACTTTGTTGTGGTTTAAGTACACAGATAATACCTTCTGTTCTACTTTCTAGTCCTGCAGTCTTAGTAAAAAATAATCTGTACTGTGTTTTTTCTGGTATAACAACAGACTCAAATACAGCAGAGTCTAAGATGTTGTCATCAAATATAGACTGAACATTACTACTGATTGTACCAATGTTAACATCGCCAATGTTCTGTGTACCAGCAACTGTTCGTAAACCATCAGGCCCTAAGAATATTAGATCACCTGCAAATTCTTGTATAGTCTTACCATTTATGCAACCAATGTCTCTTGTAACAGGAGTAACTGCAAAGTTAGCAGATGAGCTACCTGTTAATTTAAATATTCTATTCTGACAGAATATAAATAATGCATCACGAAAAACTTTTAATCCTACAATAGTATCATCTACTTTAACACTACCTGCACCCGAACCTGAAGTAAAGTTATCTTCATCAAAAGGTACACTAAACACTAACTCTTGAGGTGTACTTGACATACCTGAGTAAAACATATGTTCTCTGTATGAAGCTACAATACTTGCACCTGCTACAGCACTAGTGCTTACATCGGTTGTAGCTAAAGAAGTGTTTAAAACTACAGGTGCGTTTGTTCCATCAACAAGTATTATCTTGTCATTACCATCGTAGTTAATTCTTTCAAAAGAATATTTTCCTGCGTTAGTTCTGCCTGTATCCCTTACTGTCCATGTCTCAGATACTACTGTTCTATTTGTATCCCCTGTAGCTGCGTGAGCAGCAGCAGACGTACTATTAGTAGAACGAGTAACACCAGTAAATGTTGTAGTTGTTTTACCTGTATAAGTAAACTCTTCTGAGTCAATTACAAAACTACCGCTAGAACTAAAACCTGTTGTGTCTTTAACTGTAACCACACCTGAACCAGACAGAGTAGCACTAGAGGTTATTTTATCTATAGAAGCTCTACCTAAATCGGTAGAAGCAGAACTAAAAATCTTTTCACCTCTAGCTGCAATTATTTTGTTGTCAAAAAAAGTAGTTAATAATACAGCCTCTTCAGAACTACTTGTTTGAGGAACAATAGATCTAATGTGTCTTTTAAAACCGTCAATACGTCTGTAGCCACCCTCTACATCAGGCTCAAAGTTTTCTAATTGTAACGCTTCTCCTGCTCTCATTATAAATGTAGAACGATTAGAGATTAATCCACCTTCACACACGAACGGAAAGTGTTGCGTCTGGGCTAGATCTGGCATTAAATAATCCTAGTTGATGTTCGTGACCCTATGTAATTTGTAGAGCGTGGTATAAACGTTGATCTTAAATAATCGTATCGGTTGACTAGTAATGTTTGCATGTGTTTTATGCCGTCTTCAAATCTGGCAAAAGTAACTCCATACTGTTGCATTTCTCCACGATATTGATACACTAAAGCGGTAGCTCCATCTACTATAACTGCAGCAAATCTGTCAGGTATAGTCGTTGTATCTCCATGTGCAGCTAAGTCTGCAGGAAAAGTAAAGTAGTCAAACTTTAAAGAGTAAGATTTTGTAGGAAAAGGAAATAGTATATAGTTATTGTCAAGAGATCTTGTTACAAACTTAGGTATCCCACCACTATCAAACTGTGCAACTTGTACACCATTTGCGTGTGCTGCTGCTGTAGATCCACCTGTAGCTCTAGTGACACCAGTAAGAGTTGTTGAAGACCCTACTGCTGTATACGTCATAACTTCATTACCTACAAACACTGTTCCTGTACTTGCAAAGCCTGTAGTACTAGCTACCGTTAGTGTAGTAACGGAGTCTGTGTGCGACTGACTTAATGTAGTAGTTTGTATTTCATCTTCTTGTTCTACGTAACTTTTTAAATATTCATTATAGTTTAAAGGACTAAGAGTAATAGACCCATTGCCTAAGTCAGAATCTTTTACTAATCTAAATGTATTATAATCAATTACTTTAGTTGAGGAAGGAACAGTATACTTTACTGTACCTGCTGTGAGTGTCTGTGTAGCCGTAGCATGATTAAACGGGTAGTTATATTCTCGTTGATTAATATAACGAATAGCTTCATTGACAGCATTCTGACACTGTACTTGTATTCCTCTAGCAGATGTAAAATTAGCTGATGTTAATTCAACTTCATTTAATCTTGATATAACTTTATTTGTTAGAGTAAGGTATGTTTCAGCCATGTTATTTCCTACTATCTATATTAATAAACTTTTTTCATTGCTACAATAATGTCGTAAGTATCTCCAGAACTATGTCCTGTAGTAGTTAATAGTACGTCACCATTAACGCCACTACCTG